TAACAAAAGACTCAGGCTCTCTTTTCTCCGTACAAGATGCGCAGAGAGTGATTAGTCAATACTTTGATCAGTTCAGCAGGTTGAAGCATTGGTTAGAAGAGCAGAAAGAGTTTATTGAAGCTAACGCTTATTTATATTCTACTTTTGGTAGAAAGCGTAGACTTGAGAACGTGAGAAGTGCTGATAAGGGTATTGCAAGTCATGAAGTAAGAAGTGGTATAAACTTCTTAGTTCAATCTGTATCCTCTGATATGAACTTGCTTGCCGCAATAGACATGAATAACTATATAAAAGAGAACGGACTAAAAAGTAGAATCTTCGCTTTAGTACATGACTCTATTCTTGCAGAGTGCCCACATCATGAGATTGATGCATACAGTAAGAAACTGACAGAGTTTGTACAAATGGACAGAGGTGTTTATATAAATGGTGCACCTGTTGGCTGTGACTATGATGTCGGTGAGGATTATAGTTTTGGTAAGTATACCAAATTATATGGTTAGATTTGATTTAGTATATCCAGTTTACGTTTTAAACTCAGATAATATCTGGGAACAAGATGGCATAGTCTTTATTGAAGACCAAGTGCTTGATGATTTAAACCAAACTGGGGATACTATTGGGCAGAGAAGGTTGAGGACACCTTTGAAAAATTTGTTTCCACTTAAGTTTCAAATTGAGAATGTAGTGGGACTTATAAAACATCGAGGAAAAAACTATGTTGATACTTCGGGAAAGTACTTCCATTATGAAAAGTCAACATTTACAAAACTGGTATGTCATAAAATTCGAAAAGTAGAAGATAATACAAACACTTCTACAATTTGGCTAAAGGACATACATATGTCTTTCTCGGAAAAACGTCCTCCGAAAAGTACCGAGTCGTGGGCACAAGTGCTATATCTTAACGGATTGCCTTGGGTTATCTACGACTTTTTAGAACAAGAGAAAACCCCGACAAGGCGAAAAATATGAAAGCAGTACTCAGTAATAGAATCTACATGAACGCGACTCCAAGTCAGCAGTCAGCTATTGATAGTACTCTTACATACACAATACCAAACTATGATCCTAGAGATCCCCCTACAACAATTAAGAACATGGGGATTGTTCGAAAAGATTTAATCACGTTACCAAGTGGTAGAGAAGATTTAATCCCAAAAGACTATGAGATAGTTGATAAGCGAGTGACTAAACGGATAGAATTTCCTAAATTTAAGTTCGAGTTACGACCTAGCCAGCAAGAAGTTTTTGATAGAGTAGATGAAAGTTGTATAATTAACGCATGGGTAAGCTGGGGTAAGACATTTACCGCCTTAGCAATCGCATCAAACCTTAGTCAAAAAACTTTGGTTGTTGTACATACATTAGCTCTTCTAAAACAATGGCAAACAGAGACAAGGAAAGTCTTTGGAATTGAAGCAGGGATTATTGGCGCAGGTAAGTTCAATATAGATAGTCCTATCGTCATTGGTAGTGTTCAGTCTCTATACCGTAGAGTCACAGACATTTCTGATGAATTTGGAACTGTGATACTTGATGAGATGCATCATGTAAGCAGTCCAACTTTTGCTAAAATTGTAGATAAAAATAAAGCAAGATATAAGATCGGCCTATCTGGTACTATCGAAAGAAAAGATGGCAAACATGTAGTGTTTAGAGATTACTTTGGACAAACAGTACATAAGCCACCAAAAGAAAACTATATGACCCCAAAGATAGATATTATAGCTTCAGACGTAAGATTTATGGATGGACAGAATATCCCATGGGCAACAAAAGTAACACACCTCTCCTATCAGGAGGAGTATGTACACTCAGTAGCTATGATAGCAAGTGCCTATGCAGCTAAGGGTCATAAAGTTTTGGTTGTCTCAGACCGAGTAGAGTTTCTAAAAACTTGTGCTAAACTGAGCGGAGATGAGGCTATATCCATTACAGGAGATATACCACATGAAGAACGTCCTAAGATGATGAAACAGCTTTGGCATGATAAAAATATTTTATATGGTACACAGTCAATATTTTCAGAAGGTGTATCTTTAGATTGCTTAAGCTGTCTCATTTTAGCAACTCCTGTAAACAATGAACCTCTTCTAACACAGCTCATTGGGCGTATTATCAGAATACAAGAAGATAAAGCCCAGCCCGTTGTAGTGGATATAAATTTAGTAGGTAAAACGGCACGGAAACAGGCGAACAATAGACGAGGCTACTACATGAAGCAAGGATACGAGGTAAATGACCTATGAAAAAATACTTCTTGACAGGAGTTGAATTTTTTAGTATAATATATGATACGATATAATTGGAAAAAGATCGCTAAAGACAGTAAGAATAAGGTTTCGGACATCTTACTTATAGTGTGGTATGTTACTTACGAGTACCCACCTACAAGTAAGCGTGACAGACTCTTTAAATTTTACGGAAAAGATTATTCAGGTGATAGTTTTTTACTAAATCCTGAGTTTATTTACAAGCATCGTAAGTCCGCTTCTGATTCAGAATGGGCTGAATACATCGCTGTAGCATCTTTTAGAAGTTATAACGAATACTTAACAACAAATAAATTAACTATAGAACTAGCACTACTTCCCAAAGGAGTGCAGAACATAATTAAAAAGAATAGGCTACTTAAGATTGAAGATGGACAAATACATTTTCGGTATGAGAAGTCACAAAAGGAGAAATAAAAATGGCATTAAAATTTGCACAATTAGAAGGTAAGGCTAAGAAGTCTTCCATAAATCAGTTCCAATATCAAGACGGCGACAATGTCGTAAGAATGGTAGGAGATATACTTCCTAGATATGTATATTGGATCAAAGGTGAGAACGCAAAGAACATTCCTATGGAGTGTCTTTCCTTTAATCGTTCTACAGAATCTTTTGACAACAAAGAAAAAGATTGGGTAAAAGACTACCACCCAGAAATGAAGTGTGGTTGGTCATATGCAATACAATGTATTGACCCCAAGGATAAGCAAGTCAAAGTCCTCAACTTAAAGAAAAAATTACTGGAGCAAGTAATGCTTGCTGCAGAGGACCTTGGTGACCCTACAGATCCTGAGACAGGTTGGGATGTTCACTTCAAAAGAGTGAAAACTGGACCAATGGCATTTAACGTAGAGTATCAATTACAAGTACTTAGATGCAAAACAAGAGCATTAGATGAGTCGGAAAAAGAGTTGATAGAAGGCTTGAAGTCTATGGATGAAGTACTTCCTAGACCAAGCGCAGATGCTCAAAAAGAACTTCTTGATAGAGTTAGATCAGGTGGCAATGATACCCCTGATGAAGAAGTTGCCTCTGAATTTTCAGATGGAGAACAAAAATGGTAGTTGTAGGACAAGAGTTTCCTGAGTTTAAAATGAACACCTGCGAAGGTGATAACACATTAGGCTCAATAACTCATAACCAGATTGACTCTGAATGGACAGTAATATATTTCTATCCGAAAGACTTTACATTTATATGTCCAACAGAGATTGCAGCCTTTGATGAAATGTCAGATGCTGCTCAAGTAATCGGAGTGAGTGGAGACAATGAGTTTTGCAAACTCGCTTGGAAACAAGACAATGAGCTTATTGGTGATATCAAGCACACACTTGCAGCAGACTCGGGCATGGCATTAGGCTATGAACTAGGAATAGTAAGTGAAGAAGATGGTGTTCACTATAGAGCAACCTATATTATAGACCCGAATAATATAGTTCAGCATGTATCAATCAATGCATTAGATACAGGCAGAAGTGCTAAAGAAATCCGCAGGACTCTTGCAGCACTTCAAGCGGGCGGTTTAACAGGTTGCAGTTGGCAACTAGGAGATGATTTCGTAGCATGATTTTATTCACAGCAGATTGGCATATAAAACTCGGACAGAAGAATGTACCCGTTAAGTGGGCAACAAACAGATATCGTGAGTTTTTTGATCAAATTAAAGAGATTGAGAAAGATGTTGATCTACATATCATTGGGGGAGACTTATTTGATAGGCTCCCTTCAATGCCTGAGTTAGAGTTATATTTCGACTTTATTAGCGGAGTTACAATTCCAACAATTATTTTTGATGGAAACCACGAAGCTACTAAAAAGAACCAAACTTTCTTTACTCAGTTAAAGTCAGCGACTCAAAGGTTAAATCCCTTAGTTACAGTTATTGATGAAATAGTTGTAACAGAGCAATACACTATATTACCGTATTGCTATTTACACAGAAAATGGAATCCAGTATTGGACTTAGATATAAGAAAGCCTCTATTCACACACGTGAGAGGCTCTATACCACCTCATGTGTCTCCTGAGATAGATCTCAATAAGCTTGCACAGTTTCCGATTGTGTTTGCTGGAGACTTACATAGTCACTCTAATACTCAATTAAATATTGTATATCCAGGTAGTCCAATGTCTACCCAGTTTCACAGAACGAAAGTGCAAACAGGATATCTATTAATTGATGAAGATAGTTGGGAATGGGAGTGGAAAGAGTTCAAACTACCTCAGTTAATAAGAAAGACGGTGACAGACCCAAACGCCATGATCCCAACTACATATGACTACACGATCTATGAGCTAGAAGGGGATGTCGCCGATCTTTCACTTATTAAGAACTCAGAACTACTTGATAAAAAAGTAGTAAAGAGAAAAACAGAAGCTACTCTAATATTAGATTCGGATATGACAATGGAAGAAGAGCTAGCAGAATATTTAAGTTATATTCTGGAATTAAAGGAAGAAACAGTAACAAACATTTTAGGAATATTTCATGATAACTCTAAAAACGCTGAAGTGGGATAACTGCTTTAGCTATGGAAAAGACAACAGTATTAATCTTAACAATAGTACTCTCACTCAACTGGTGGGTACCAATGGCATGGGCAAGTCTTCCATTCCACTTATTATCGAAGAAGCCTTATACAACAAGAATAGTAAAGGTATCAAAAAAGCAGACATACAAAATAGATTTGTAAATGCAGGATATAATATCCAACTTTCATTTGCAGTAGAAGATATAAACTACTCAGTAGATGTAAGAAGAAGTAGAGGTAGTATAAAAGTTAAGTTATTTGAAGGTGATGAAGACATTAGTAGTCATACTGCAACTAATACATATAAAACAGTCGAGCAGATATTGGGTCTGGACTTTAAAACATTTACCCAACTTGTTTATCAGAATACAAACGCATCATTGCAGTTTTTAACAGCGACAGATGCTAACAGGAAGAAGTTCTTGATAGACTTATTAAACTTGGAAGATTACGTCGCTTATTATGACGTATTTCGTGAGCTTGCAAGGACTTCAGGTCAGCAGCTTGCGGAACTAGATGGGAAATCAAAAACTATTGTAAAATGGTTAAATGAAAATAAATTGAGTGATAGTACCATAGTTCCAATGATAAAATTACCAGAATATTCGGAAACAGATGAGAATGAATTACGTTCTTTATCTATAGATTTTGAAAATATCGCAGAGAAAAATCAAAAAATTAACGAAAATAATACATATAAGCAACTATTTTCCCAGCTAGATATGAGATTATTACAAAGTAAGTTAGCTGAGCCAGAGTCTTTTGATGACTTAATTTCTAAGAAAGGGAGACTTGGCGGATATGTTTCTGAGTGGGAAAAGAAAGAAGAAAAGTATAAAAACTTAGAAGGCACTTGCCCAACTTGTGAACAGTCTATTCCAGAGGACTTTGTTGAAAGATGGATAGTAGAAGCACAAGAGCAAGTAGAGGAACACAGAAACCGACTAGGTGAACTAGACGTAGAAATACAAGCTAGAATAAAGGAAAAACAAAAATATAAAGAGTATGTAAATACGAAACGAGAGTTTGAAGATTTACATTCTCGAATAGATAATAATTTACCTAGCGAAACATTAGATGGAGGTGATTTGGCTATTAAGATAAAAGAGTTGAAAGATAGTATCACTCACGCCAAATCGCAGATACAGGAAATAGCAGAGGAAAATGAAGAAAGAACAAAGAAAAACACAAGGATCCAAGTTATCCTTGAACAAACAGCAGAGTTTGAAAAAGAACTTGAAGAAATTACGGAAAAATTATCTAAAGTCGAAGAGACCGCAGGACACATAGAAGTCCTCAAAAAAGCTTTCTCCACCAACGGTCTTATTGCATATAAGATCGAGAATATGGTGAAAGAATTAGAGGATTTAGCGAACGACTATTTAGCAGAATTAAGTGACGGACGATTTAGCATCAACTTCGTAGTAACAAACGATAAGTTAAATGTTGAAGTCACAGATGAAGGAAACATTATTGATATATCGGCACTCAGTAGTGGCGAATTAACCAGAGTTAACACCGCGACTTTAATCGCTATACGAAAATTGATGAGTAGTATATCGAAGAGTCGTATTAATGTTCTCTTTCTTGATGAAGTCATCAATGTATTAGATGAACAGGGAAGAGAAAAGCTAGTAGAAGTTCTATTAAGAGAAGAAGGTCTAAATACATATATTGTATCTCATGGCTGGACACACCCTCTTTTAGACAAGATTGAAGTCTTAAAGACTGATAATATAAGTAGATTGGAATAAATGACAGCAAGAAACAGAAGGAGATGCTTTAGAATGAACAATATAAAAGAAACAGTACAATTTGTACACTCGTCAGACTTAGACGAGTTTGAAGGCTTCTGTCGTCGTATGTGGTTAGACTTTTGCGATGAACATGGAGGATTTGGTGGACAACACCTCACATATGAGGAGTATACCAGTAAGAATAGTAATTATTTAATGGAGAGATATGGTACAAGTAAGAAGTGACTACATAGAGGTAGCAAGTGTGCCCAAACCGATTAAAGACAATTTAATTGTAAAACGTGGAAAAGTTGAGTCAAAGGAAACGAGTGGAGGGATAATTATCCCTGATTCATCGCGGAGACTTGATAATAGTGGCGAAGTAGTTGGTTTAGGCGATTATGGAAAGTTAACTCGAACTGGAGTGAAAGTTCCGTTTGAATTAAAAATAGGAGACAGAGTGTATTTTGAATGGCACGCTGCACAGAAAAAGTTAAAAGTCGATGATGACTTTTATGTAATATTAACAGAGAAAGATATTCTATTCGTAGAAGAGGAAGACTAATGGTAGACCCAAGAGCAAAAGGCGCTACAGGAGAGCGTCAAGTAAGAGATTTACTAAAAACACATACGAATTTAGATTTTGAGAGAGTACCAATGTCAGGCGCACTCGAGTTTATGAAAGGGGATTTGTTTGTACCCAATAAAGAAAACAATTACTGTATAGAAGTAAAAAATTATAAAGATAATCATTTTACTGACAAAGTAATTAGTACAACATCTAATCAATTCATAAAATGGTGGGAGCAAGCAACATCACAGGCTGAGAAAGGAGAACAGAAGCCTGTACTTTTCTTTAAATATAATAGATCAAAAATTTATGTCGCTCAAGAAGACGAGCCACAGAAAGTCGACAGATGGATGTATGTAAAGCACTTGGATTGTTACGTTTGTTTAGCTACGGATTGGCTAATCTTTGAACAACCGAGGTTTATAAATGGCTAAAAGTTTTATGGACATGGGGAGTGAAGCTCCTCGTGAAAGAGTAATAGTTATTGATGCACTTAATCTAGGGTTTAGATGGAAGCATCAAGGTCGAACGGACTTTGCAGACGATTATATGCGTACTGTAGAGTCTCTTGCCAGTTCTTACAACTGTGGTAGCATTGTCATAGCCGCAGATTGGGGGAGCAGTACCTTTAGACAGGGCATACACCCTGAATATAAAGGAAACAGGAAAGAAAAATATGAAAAGCAAACACCTGCAGAGGCAGAAGCTTTTCAAAAATTCATAGAAGAAATGGAACGCACTCTTGCACTTATGGACAAGAGGTGGTGCGTTCTGCGCTTCAAAGGAGTAGAGGCTGATGATATAGCAGCTTATGTAGTACAAAATAGAGAGCAGTATGGAATCGATCACATTTGGTTGATGAGTACTGATAGAGATTGGGATTTACTTATTAGTCCAAATGTGTCACGCTTTTCTTATATAAATAGGAAAGAAACTACACATGAAAATTGGAGTAGTACACATAATTACTCTGTAGAAGATTACATTACAATTAAATGTTTGATGGGAGACTCTGGGGACAATGTTCCAGGTATACCACAAATTGGTCCGAAGAGAGCAGAGGGTTTAGTGAAAGAGTTTGGAAATGCGTTCGATATATACGACGCAGCACCATTCAGTAGTCGATATAAATATATGCAGTCACTGAATGAAAATATAGACCAGTTGCTTACAAATATGGAACTAATGGACTTACTCGCATATTGCGAAGAAGCCATTGGTAGTGAGAATACCATAACAATCGACAATTCATTGTCAACATATATTTAAAAGAAGATGGAACATAATATAAAAATACACTATGAGAGGGATGAAATACTTCCTGATTTTAGTATAAAAACTTTAGAAGATAGATATATGGTGGAGGGAGAAACTTCTCCTCAAGAAGCTTTTGCTAGAGCTGCTGCAACTTATTCAGACAGCGACGAAATGGCACAAAGAATTTATGACTACGCGAGTAACCTTTGGTTCATGTTTAGTACACCTATTTTATCTAACGGAGGAACAGCTAGAGGACTACCAATTAGTTGTTTCTTAAACTATATCCCTGATAGCAGGGGCGGAATAACAGATCATTATACTGAGAATGCTTGGCTTTCATCTGTCGGTGGTGGCATTGGCGGATATTGGGGAAGCCTTAGAAGTGTAGGATCTAAAACATCTCATGGGAGCGAGAGTACAGGTGTGATACCTTTTATGAAAGTAGTAGATGCAGAAATGTTAGCTTTCAGTCAAGGAGTTACAAGACGTGGCAGTTATGCTGCATACATTGATATTAGTCACCCTGAGATAGAAGAATTTTTAGATGTTCGTAAGCCTACGGGCGGGGACATTAATAGAAAATCCATAAATCTTCACCACGCTGTTATAATACCAGATGCATTTATGCAACTGATAGATGCAGCTACGAGAGAAGAAGGGTTTGATGATAGCTGGGATTTGATTGATCCACATAGTGGAGAAGTGAAGAAAACAGTTTCAGCAAAAACTTTATGGGTAAAACTAATCCAAAATAGAGTAGAAACAGGAGAACCATACATTATGTTTGGTGATGCAGTAAACGAAGCACTTCCAGAGTTTCAACAAAAGCTTGGATTAAAAGTAAACCAAAGCAACTTATGTAGTGAGATAACTCTTCCTACAAATGATGATAGAACGGCAGTTTGTTGTTTATCAAGTGTGAATCTGGAAAAATTTGATGAGTGGAGCAAACACCCTCATTTTATAGAAGACTTAGTAAGATTTTTAGATAATGTTCTTACTTATTTTATAGAAAATGCACCTGATTCACTTGCTAAAGCAAAATATAGCGCAGAACAAGAGCGCAGTATTGGACTAGGAGCAATGGGATTCCATGCATATTTACAGAAAAACAATATCCCTTTTGAGTCACCTATGGCAAAGGGATTTAACTTACGATCTTTTGCACACATTAAAGAGAAGGCTACACAAGCTACGAGAGACCTTGCATTGGAGCGAGGTGAGTGCCCAGATGGAGTCGGCTATGGAGTTCGCAATGCACATCTCTTGGCGATTGCTCCAAACGCTTCTAGTGGTATTATTTGTGGCAATACTAGCCCTAGCATTGAGCCTTATAGGGCTAACGCATTTACTCAAAAGACTAAAACAGGGAGCTCTCTACTTAGGAACAAATTTCTCGAGAAACTACTTGAGGATAAAGGATTCAATACTGAAGAAGTATGGAAATCAGTAATTACTAATAGTGGGAGTGTCCAGCATTTAGATTGTTTAACGGAGTGGGAAAAGAATGTATTTAAAACAGCAGTCGAGCTCGACCAGAGATGGGTTGTAGATCATGCAGCTGATAGACAAGAGTTTGTTTGTCAAGCACAAAGTTGTAATATATTTTTTCCTGCTGACGTTTCCAAACAGGAATTGCATAATGTTCATATGAGAGCATGGGGAAGAAGAATGAAAACGCTTTACTATTTAAGAAGTGAAGCACTAAAAAGAGCAGATGTAGTCTCAGATAAAGTCTTAAGAGAGTACATTTTTGATTACCAAGACGAAGAAGGCTGTTTAGCCTGCGAGGGATAAAATGTTATTAGAAGAAAGAGAGTTTTATAAGCCATTTAATTATGCATGGGCTTATGAAGCATATAAAACACAGAATCAGATGCACTGGATTCCAGATGAAGTGAATTTAGCAGATGATTTAAAAGATTTTCGTGAGAAACTAACACCAGATAATAAGTTATTGTTAACTAATATCTTTAGGTTTTTTACGCAAGCGGATGTAGATGTTGCGGGTGGCTATGCAAACCACTATCTACCAACATTTAAGCAACCAGAAGTACGAATGATGCTATCATCGTTTGCAAATATGGAAGCAGTACATCAAGATGCATATTCTTTATTACTTGAAACACTTGGGTATTCAGATGATGAATATCAGTTATTTCATGAAATACAAGCTATGCAAGAAAAACACGAGTATTTAAGTAATTTTACTATAGATACTCCGTATGAAATGGCGAAAACAATGGCTGTATACAGCGCTTTTACAGAAGGCGTACAGTTGTTTAGTAGTTTTGCGATTTTATTAAACTATCCAAGACATAACTTAATGAAAGGAATGGGACAGATAGTTACGTGGAGTGTACGAGATGAGACACTTCATGTTGAAAGTATGAGTCGTTTGTTTAAAGAGTTTATACGAGAAAATCCACAGTTGTGGAATGATAAATTAAAGTATGAAATCTATTGTGCGGCAGAGAAGATTGTTGAACTTGAAGATCATTTTATTGATACTTGTTTTGATAATGCAGATATACCTGATCTAAAGGCGAGTGATGTAAAAGAATATATTCGTTACATTGCAGATCGTAGATTACTTGGTATAGGCATGAAAACAATTTTTAATGCAAGAGCAAATCCACTTCCGTGGTTAGACTATATACTCAATGGTGTTGAGCATACCAACTTTTTTGAAAACCGTGCTACAGAGTATGCTAAAGCTAGTACGACAGGAAATTGGCAGGATATATTTAAATGAGTACTCAAGTAGATCAAGAACCGATTTTGGAACTAGATGGTGAAAAACACATCATATCAGAACTTTCTGATGAGGCAAAAGTTATCATTGGTAGACTTCAAATAAATGAAGACGAATTGGTAAAAGCACAGATAGTAGTTGAAAGGTTAATGCTTTCGAAAGAAGCCTATACAAATAGACTAAAAGAAGCTGTAAACGCCCCAGATCCAGAATCTGAACCTGAAGAAGTAGTAACTTCTTAAATGAAAAACCCGCTTAGTGCGGGTTTTTTATTGCTATGGTACAGAAGGAGGAGAGTTAGTTGCTTTTGCTACAATACCTAATGTATAGGCTTGAGTTATTTGCGCATCTTCTCCAGTTGCTATAGCTATGTTATTAGCATTGCAATGTTTAACTAATATATCAATTATTTCGAGTTTTGCAATTCTTGCTCTATTAGTTGCTGCATTTGTAATCCAGTCATCCACATCAACAGCTATGTATTCCATACATTTCTTTTCCGTGTCTGATAGTGTTATTGTATAATCCATATTTTTTCTCCTTTTATTATGATACTAGAAACCCACTCCAGTTTCCGTATGCTGTTCCGTATGTAGGACTCTGTCCACTATTATATAGCTGGACATAGTCATTTGCTGCAAGAGGTATAATTGCGGCTCCTCCTACTGAGTGATAGTCTCCTTGTGCTTCGCGACTTGCATTTTCTAAATTATCTGTCCATTGAGTGCTTGATGAACCATTTACTGAAAATAGTACTCTACTATAGTGATTTGCACCACTTGGGTCCATCAGTATCCAGAAAGAAAAGTAGTAGTTGCCTGCTACGGGTGCTGTAAATTTTCCGTCTGATGTATTATAGTGATTGCCCACATCTAAGTGTTCCCCACCAAAAACAATCATGCTACCTGAAGTTGTTGCGGCAGGTAAAGCTGCAGAAAAACAAGGTTGAGATGGCATTTTAACTTCGCCACCAGTCAGTATTGAAATTCTAGCATCAGATACACTTACGTTTGTATCACTATTAACTTTATTGACACAAAGATGTAAGTCACCAGTACCACGAGTTCCAGGATCATCTCTTTGGTAGATTATTCCTGCTTTAATTCTTCTATCATCATTCGTACTATCATTTTTAAATAGAACGGCACTTGTTCCGTCTGCTGTATCTGCATCCATGTGCATCAATAAAGAAACACCTGAAGCACCTAATACATGAACTTTTTCATGTGGAGCGTCAGTTCCTATGCCTAAGTTTCCTGAAGCAGTAATACGCATTTTTTCTGTAGCAAGTCTTGTTGTGGAATTTGTATCAAAAGCCATATAGGCAGGTGCAACATTACTACTATGGTTTGCTTCTGCTACTATTCTTATTTGACCTGCTGATTGTGAATAATCGTTTCCATCCCAAGTACTAACTGCAAACCTAGATAATTCTGTACCTGATGTTGGTGCTGTTGGTGAACTCTCAGTTCCTGCTGCATAATAAGTGTGCCATATAGGTAGTTGTCCAAATGCTTGAAGTCTTATTCTTGTATCAACTGCATTATCACCATTAGTAATGTGTAGGAAATCTCCTGGAGCCGTAGTTCCTATACCTACGTTTCCGTTATTAAGTATCGTTAATCTATCCGCAGAATTGTATTCGTCTCTAATCTTTAAGAATCCGTTAGCACCATTTGAAGCAATGCTAAAAGCATTTGTTGTATTTTCAGTTAGAAAAAATCCTGCTATTTGTGCTTGTACTGTTCCACCTGCAACTACACCACTATTAAAAGTGGCTTTACCTGCATCTGACATATCCAGTGTTAATGCTGTAACGTCACTAGAACCGTCTATACCTTTAAATAGAATATCTTTATCAGCAACTTTTGATTCTATATTCATGTTTTGATTGAGCATAGAAACAACACCTATCTCAGTGCCGGCATCTTTAAATTGCACCTCCCCAACATCAGCATCAAGTATAATATTTACAGCCGAGTCTATAATTACATTTTCACCAGCACTCCCTGTAAGTACAAAATTA